TGAGTGCCCGGACGCGCAGGCCCAGTTCCACTACATCGTGGGTGGGGCGCTCAGGCAGGGGGCCGACGTCTGCGTGCTGACCCAGTACCAGCCGGAGGAACTGGGGGTGCCAGTGTGAAGAAACGCAACAGCCCGGTTTGACGCTGGGCTGTTTTTGTGTAACGCTAAGGGCAAGCCCGGAGAAACGGGCCCCGTGTTTCTGTACTACACATGGCAAGCACTGTTATCGACAACGACAAGTTGATGCCCTGGTACCGAGCCGTCCTCTGGGCGGTGCTGGTGCAGCAGGAGCAGATCAAGCAGGCCGAGGACCACGGTCTCGACGCCTCGCTCCACAAAAAGCGCCTGGCTGAGCTGCAGGATCTCCAGGAGTTTCTGGATTCTGCATGGCGGGCATGGCTGGACACAATCGCTACTACACCCGAGGAAGTCAAATGAGTCGCGTACTGAGCATCGAGGATCTGCAGTTTGATGGGGACTACCTTGTCGTTGAGGCGCTTGTCGATGATGCTGTGGTCGTGCGTCCGCAGACGTACCTTGACCCCGAGGAGTGGGGGCCTGCCTTGTGCCGAGGCTCCTTCGAGCTTCACGATGAGGATTTGATTCCTGCAACCGATGCAGAATTACGCGACCTCCTGTCAGAGCGGATTGATGACTGGGCCCCACTCGACACGTCGGATTGGGGCGACTGAGGCCCGCGAGCTTCGGAACCAGCCGGACTATGACGACTGGAGCTATGGAACCGAGCCCATCCCAGGCGACACGTACTGGATCCGGGCTCGGACTCTGACCCAGCTGTATCGCCACCTCATCTATGTTTTCGCCACCAGCGATACGATCAGCTCCAGCCGTCTTGCCCGGATGGCCATTCACGAGATTCTCAAGTTGAGTCTCACGGATCTCAACCACTTCAAGCACCAAGACCCCAAGTTCTTTACCTGAGCACCAATGACTTCTTCAAGTTTCAATCTTGCGATGCAGCAAGTACACAACAACTGGTATGACCACATTGATGCCGTTGAGGCTGCTATGCGCCAGGAGCAGGCGGACTGGGCGGTACGCGCTGACTATGGCTGGGATGGTGATGACGGGGGAGAGTGGGGGCCCAACCCGCTCCAGCCGGATGAGATGATCCTGGAACAAGACTGGGAGGATACGCTGGGGCTGCCTTTCCCGGAAGACTTTGGCCCCGCTGACTCTTATCTGTACGAGTTGATGGGAGTCATCGGTAAGTACAAGAACGACCCAGCGCTAATGGCGCACATGGTGGCGCTTAGGGCTGCCGAGCTTCTGGCTGCTATCGGGCAGCCGACTCATGGCGCGATTTGCCACTCACTTCGCAACTCTTATGTTGTCCAACAAGCCAATGTCTGACACAACGATGGTTCCTTTTTACAAGTCGTTTCTGCTGGGGCAGACGGTGTATCTGGATCAGATTCAAGGGCTGCCGGTGCGGGATCTTGAGCTGCTAAATGTAGATACGCTGGCTGCACTGGAGGAGGCGCGGCATAGGTATGCCACGCTAGAAGACAAGAAGAGTGATGACGCTGGGGCGGCGTACCGGCAGATCAAAACGGCCGGATACTTTCAGGCCGCTATTCAAATTGAGCTGGGGAAACGCTGATGATGGGCTACTTGATCTGGCTGCTGATGATGGCGACTGCCTGCCTAGCGATCGGCAATCATCCCTGGCTGGCGTTGATGACCATGGTCATTTGTTTCACGCTGAGGTGCTGCTGCAATGACTAAACCTCTCTCCCCCGCCGCGCAGGCGGTGTTGGATGCAGCTTTCTCTGCCTATTGGTCTGCCGAACAGGAGGCCCCCAACGACGAAGGGATAATCGCCGCCGCCCTCCGCGCTGCTGATCAGGTGGAGCAAAGGTGGCGCGGCTTCAGTCATGAGGCTTGCCAAGAGATACGCGCCATTGCCGCCGAGCTGGAGGGTGGCAATGACTAGCTTTCGTGCGCTGTGCGCTGAGCTTGCTGACGAACTACAGGGCTACAAGGTTGCACACCCCATGCACTGCCGAGCCCTACTGGACCGCGCCCGCGCCGCCCTGACCCAGCCCGAGCCGCAGGGGCCGACGAATGAGGAGCTGGACGAGTTTGCTATCTACTGGTGGGGGCCTGAAACCGACGAGAGTTTAGTCTCCGATGTGATCGAATGCGGAAGCATGGTTGCCTACGCCCGCGCTGTCCTTGCCCGCTGGGGCCGCCCCGCCATCGAGCCGGTGCCTGGGGTGGAGGGTGCCGATGCTTAACGCCCTGCTCGCCCTCGCCCTGCTGCTCACCCTCGGCGCAGCGGTTGAGCTGTGCATCAAGGTGACCTTCGTGCGCCTGCTGCCGTTGCTGCTGAGGTTGCCGTGAAACCGCTCCAGCTGTACCGCGTGGCATTCAGCCATGCCGCACCGCTCCACCTGATGGCCCGCAATCCTGCTCACGCCATCAGCACGGCTAAGGAGTTGTGTCCCAATGCACTGTTTCTTAGCTGCTGCCTGGTTCCCGAGTGGGATGACCATGAGGGCGATCCTGTACTACACTGCACCCGTTCTGAACCATGAACATGCACATTCTTTCTGAGCACCAGTTCCAGCTGATCACGCAAGCTCTTGACGAGGCCCATGCTGCGCTTACTCAGTGCCAGCACGTCGAGCTGGATCTGACCAAGCCGAAGCAGACCATCCCGCTGCCCGCCGGTGAGAAGATCGTCCGCAAGGCCCAGTCTCAAGGTAAGACTCGTGGGTCCAGCCGTGGGAGGCGGGGAGTGTCGTCGCTGACTGAGGGCAAGGTGCTGGAGATCAAGCGGCAGTTGGCGACTGGCGGTAAGTCGGTGGCCAAGATTGCGACGGAGTTTGGGGTGCATAGCACCACCATCAACAACATCAAGTTCGGCAGGACTTGGAAGAGTGTTGCGCTCCAGCAGACCGCCGAGTCGGTGGGCTGAGCGTGGCTATTCTCCCTGACGTGGAGATCTTGACCTTGGTTCGCCGGGGTCTTGTAACTCCTTTCAATCATGAGCTGGTGAATCCAGCGAGTCTTGACGTGAGACTCGGTGACAACTTGCTGGTGGAGATTCCGACCAGTTACAGCATGGTGCCGTACTCGATTGCGGACTGCAGTAAGGAGAAGCCCTACATGCTCCAGCCGCATGAGTTTGTGCTGGCTGAGACGCTGGAGGAGTTTTATCTGCCTGACTGTATTGCTGGGCAGCTAACGCTTAAGTCGAGTCGTGCCAGGGAGGGTATTGAGCACTTGCTGGCAGGGTATGTCGATCCTGGTTACAAGGGGCGGCTGACCCTGGAGCTGCAGAATGCGCGGACCATGCACCCGGTTCCGCTTTGGCCTGGGATGCGGATAGCTCAGCTGGTGTTCCACAAGCTGTCGATGTTGCCGAGTAAGGATTACTCGATGACGGGACGGTATTACGGCGACACAACCGTGCAGGGATCCAAAGGATGAGTGACCCCGTAAACCACCCCACGCATTACACCAGTGGCCAAGTCGAGGTCATTGATGTAATTGAGGATTGGGTGAAGGCGGCTCCAGATGCTGTGGTTGGTGGGCTGCAGTGGCAGGTCATTAAGTACGTCAGCAGGGCGTGGCTTAAGAAGGATCCGCTGGAGGATTTCATGAAGGCTCGCTGGTATTTGAACCGGCTGATTAACAAACTTGCTTGTGCTCCTTACAAAGACTGATGACTGTTTCTTTTGTGCATTGCACGCCTGATGCGGAGCGGCTGATTGTTCGCATGGCCAGGGTGTCTAATCCTGAAAATGCGGACAACGATAAGACCGCTCCAAAGCTGTTGAAGTATTTGATTAAGCACCAGCACTGGAGCCCGTTTGAAATGGCTTCAATGTGCGTGCAGATTGACACTGAGCGCGACATTGCTGCCCAGATCTTGCGGCACAGATCGTTTTCGTTCCAGGAGTTTTCGACTCGTTACGCGCAAACTTCACCGGCAGAGATTCCGCACCAGCGACTGCAAGATGTCACGAATCGGCAGAACAGTATTGATGGTGTAGATCCTGTGCGCCAGTTGCAGTGGGCGGAGACGATTGGGGAAGTGTTGTCGGACAGTTATCGGGTGTACCAGATGCTGTTGGATGCGGGTATGGCTAAGGAGACGGCACGTAGAGTTTTGCCGCTATGTACGCCGACCACGATGTACATGCACGGTACTTTGCGTAGCTGGATCCACTACATCCAACTGCGGAGTGCAAATGGGACGCAGCTGGAGCACCAGCAGATTGCCCTGGAGTGCCAGCAGATTTTTGCACGCAAGTTTCCTGTTATTGCGGAGGCTGTGTTCGGTGCAGTGTCCTGAGTGTGGATCGTCAAGGCTTGGTGTGTATCGCACCTGTCATGACACGGCGGAATCAGTATTGCGCCAGCGGAAGTGTCTTATTTGCGGGCACAGATTCTTCACGGTAGAAGTGGAATTACCTGACGGAGCTGCAAAGCACGCCCGCGACAAAAAAGAGAAGATGCAACGGCTACCTGGATTTCTACGCGTTGGTTTTTCCTAATGGGTGCATCTAAGAACAGCAGGTTGTGCGCTACCTGCAGCAAGCCCATAACGGGCGCTCTTTACTGCTTCAAGTGTTACCGCTCCAGTGAAGCCGGTAGGACGGAACTACGACTGGAGGCCATGCTCAACAGTTACAAGCGGTGTGAGGATGGGGGGTTGTGCCGGCAATGCGTGCATTGGTACCACCGTTGCACGCTGGGGATTCCTGAGGCTGGCACGGTGATGGCGGAGTTGTGCTCGGCGCGGGAGGTTGACAGTGTGCTAGAGTGACACAGTACACGCTCTACCAGGCATGGAAATTCTCTTTGGCATTGAGCACCTTCCGACT